CAAAGTCAGCATGAAATAGAATGGGAACGAATAAGATGGCAGACAACTTGTCTTTTAAATGTTCATACCGAAAAAGGCAAAAGTTTAAAACCTACTGATTTAATTCAATTCGCCTGGGAGAATCCTACTAAAAAAGAAACTAAAAGAAGTTTGACAAATATTGACAAGTCAATATTTGACAAATGGGATAAAGAAGCATAATGGCAATAGGTAAACTACTTTTAAAGCTGGGGATTGATACTACCAACCTTGATAAAGAGTTAGGTAAGGTAGAAAAATCTATGACTAGGTTTGGACAAAATATGTCAAATCTTGGTTCAACTTTAACCCAGTCATTAACACTACCTATCATTGGTGTTGGTGCGGCTGCTTTAAAATCTTTTGCGGATATGGAAAAGCTGCAAAATGGTTTAATTGCTATTATGGGTAGTAGCGAAGGGGCGGCAGTCGAATTAGAAAAACTACGAAAGGTTGCTGAAAATCCTGGGCTTGCTTTACCGGAAGTTGTTAAGGCTTCGGCTTCGTTGCAAAGTGTAGGTTTAAGTGCCGACGCTGCAAGGGAAACTATTACGCAATTTGGTAATGCGGTAGCAAGGGCTGGAGGAGGAGCGGAACAATTCGATGGAGTTGTTTTGGCTTTATCTCAAATAAGTGCCGTTGGAAAAGTTACGCAAGAAGATCTTAATCAGATAAAAGAAAGGCTTCCAGAGTTTGCGCGTGTGATGAAAGAAGAGTTTGGCGTAGTTACTGCCGAAGGAATAAGAGAACTTGGAATTAGTAGTGAAGAATTTATACAAAGGTCTGTAGGTGCTTTAAGTAATTTAGAACGAGCCAATGGAGGCTTAGGTAATGCTTTTGATAACCTTAAAGATAACGTTACCAATAGTCTTGCGGAACTTGGAAAAGCCATTAATAATAGTTTGAATTTAGAGGCAGTATTTACGGCTTTATCTGAAAAGATAAACTATTTAGTGGAAGGATTTAAAGGTCTTAATCCTGCCACTCAAGAATTTATAGTAAAAACTGCTTTAATTGTGGCAGCTATTGGGCCCGCAATATTTATAGTGGGTAAATTAATTACCACTTTTGGGGCAATGGTTGGAACAGTTAGGCTTATTAAAAGTACAGTGGTTGATTTAGCTAAAGCAATGAATAAGGCATTTTTATCTATTCTTGCTAATCCTGCAATACTTGGTATTACTTTAGCTATTGTTGCCATTGGAGCGGTTGCTTTATATGTTTATGATAACTGGGAGGCATTTGCAAGTAGGTTTCAAAATATATGGATTAACATAAAAAACAGCACTATGAAAGGAGTAGCTGATTTTATGAAAAACATAGATAAGCTACAAAAATTTTTAGGTATTGAATTGTTTGATGTTAGCGGTTTAACAAACTATACCGAACAACAAAAAGTAGTACAAAAAGAATTTAAAAGTATAGGCGAAACAGTTGACAGTTTATCTGGTAAATTAAAAAGTTTATTTGTAGCAGCTCCAAAAACTGGCGGCAAAACAGGCGGCATTGTTTCAGAGGATATAATAGAGCCAACAACTACAACGACGGGCGGAGGCGGTGGTACTGTACAAACACAACCTAAAAATGAAACATCATCACCTACTAATTTACTTCCAACAATAGGTAAATTACCTGAGCAATTAAAAAGTGTTACAGCTGAAACACAAAGGGCAAAAGAAGAGACAAATGCTTTTGCAATGGCTCAAAATGCAGCCGCTAAAGCGGTTCAATACACCGATGAAAAAATCGCTGGATTAATAAAAATGAATAAAGAGTTAAGCGAAGGATTAACTAATTTAATTAATGGAGTTTTAACAGATGTTGCCACTGGTTTTGGCGAACAACTTGGTAATGCTTTTTCAGGTGCTAAATTTCAAGTAAAGGCGTTATTAATACCATTAGCGGATGCGATTATTCAGTTTGGTAAAATGGCTATTCAGGCAGGTATAACCGCTCTTGCAATAAAAAAGGCTCTTACCTTAGCGCAGGCCCCTCTTGCTATTGCGGCTGGTATTGCTTTAGTTGCGATTGGTACTGCTATAAAAAATGGTATTGCTGCTCCAAAACTTGCCGAAGGTGGCCTGGCATTTGGGCCTACAATGGCAACTGTTGGGGATAACAGAAACGCGCGAGTTGACCCGGAAGTTATAGCACCTTTATCTAAATTAAAATCAATGATGGGTGACATGGGAATGGGTGGAGGAGTATTAGAAACAAGGATAAGCGGAAATGATTTGATTATATTGTTAAATCGTTCTCAAAAGACTTTAAATAGAGTTCAATAATGGCTGTAAGGTATCAAACAACGGTATATAATGAAAAGGGTAGAAAAATTACTATATCAATAAAAGATACAGTATTTTCTGGTTCTGTTGGCACGTTTGATACGATTAATGTTCAACTTCAATATGATAGCGAATCAAGTCAGGGAATGGAGCGTTTTGCTCCAATAATTGGATCTCGTTTAAGATTAAATTTAATTATAAATACAGAGCAATTACAAACATTACTTAACGACATAGGATTTGCAGTTGAGGGTAGGTTTAGCATGGAACTTACAAGTTATGAGGATGATAACACGACTGTACTATTTAAATGGTATGGCTATATAGTTACAGATTTAGTAGAATTTGAAGACGTTACAACTGATATAGGATTTATTGCACAAATAGAAGCTGTTGACGGCCTAGCGTATTTAAAAACACTACTTTATAAAAGTGAAGTTGGTCCTTATTTGGGTCAAGATACAGTCGTTCAACACATTTGTAATTGTCTTAATCAACTTGATTTTGTACAGGAAAACTTAGTAGCTAATAATTTGCCTATACTTCATACCGTCTTTAACTGGCATGAAAATAGTATTAATTATTCAGCTGATAATGATTTTTCTTTAAGAACAGTTATTAATCATAGGGCTTTTTATCATAGAGACACAAAGAATAATTATACTTATCAAAGTTGCTATGATGTTTTAAAAAAGATATGCCAGACTTTTGGCGCAAGATTATTATTTAGTGGTAATCAATATTGGTTTATTCAAGTCAATGAATACCTTAATCCTAGTAATCATAGGTATTTTAAATATAATGGTTTTGGCATTCAAAGTTCTGGAACTTTTAATTTAGATTTTAGAATTTTAAATCTTCAAACTGATTTGGAGAATAGTCAGTTAATGCGTTTAAGTGGCGGAAGGTGGTCATATTATCCTCCTTTGAAAAATGTAGTTATACGTTATAATTATTTTGGTAAACAAAATTTACTTGCCGGTAAAGAATATAGCTATGCTACTAACGCAACGCCCGAACAAGTTATTACACCAACGTTAGATAGTACAAATGTAGAAGCAAGGTTAAGTTATACAGGCATTTTAAATTTTTATGCTAGTGCGTTAACGCCTGCTAATTTTGAACCTTATCAATTTGTATTTGCAATTAAATTAGCTTCAATTATCAATTCTTTTCCATTACAAGGTTTTGCTTCAGCTAATTGGACATTAGGCAGCGGATGGCTAATTGATAATGCAATACTAGAAGGAACTTTAGTTGCAACGGAAGCATATTACACTACTTTTAGCGTTACGGCAAATAGAAAGTATTACGTAAATATTAAGGTAAAACTAGAAAATACAGGTGAATTACGATTGCGATTAGGTGGAGTAACAAAAACGATAACAGAAACGGGCGATTATGAATATATTATTGAATCAACAAACACAGATACATTAAAATTAGATTCAATTTCTACGCCAAAATTTACCGGTAAAATAACTTCATTGCAAGTTAAGCAAGAAAATAAATACCTAAAAAGAAATGTAGTATATACTTCTGGCTTTAATTTTCAATTAGATGCTGCAAGCTGGGAAACAACGGCTGCAGAATACGAGTTTAACGTCGAAACAGTTTTTTCCGATAATGCTTTTGTTGTAAACAAAACTATTTCTTTTGACACTTTAGATATTCCGGACACTGCGGAGTATGTTTGGTCAATGCGTTTAAAAGAAATGCGAAATGAAGCAGGTACAAATATTATAAGTAATTACGCTTTATCTTATACGATAATGAATAATTATTTAGAATTTTTACCAGATGGAACAATAGGAGGACAGGCAGATATTCAAGAATATGGATCGGATAACGATGAAAAATCATCTGTAATATTTGATTTAGATACCTATTTAGGTGACGGAATTTCAGCCACAACAAATGGAGCTTTAAAGGTTAAAGAGGACGCTGGTACATTTAAATTAAGTAATACTTGGGACGTTGCAAATGGTCAGGGATTTAACAAAGTTACGCAGTTATTGGTTAACGAAGTAATTAAAGGACAGTTAAGACCTTTACCCAGAATGATTGATATGCCATTTCAAAATCTAAGCATTGATAATGTTTATTTGCCTCATAAAGTCATTGAGTATTCTGGAGGCTACTATATTTTTGAACGTGGTTTATTTGATTTAAATACCGATATTTGGAGAGGTGATTTTTTTAAAATAGATGACCATGCCTAGTTTTACTGAAAGAGTAGTTATTTCAAAGCCTAGAGATTATCAATTAGTTGCAAATAATGCAGGTAGTGGTGGCGTGGTTAATAATAATGTAAATGAAAGTATTACAAACGTTACGGTAACTGGCTCCCTAATTTCTATATTTTCCGAAGAGTTTTTAAACACTTCATCCAACGTTTTGACATATACTAAAAATAGCGGTGTTTTGCCAACTACAAATACAGATGCTTCAATTCAGGTTTATCAAAACGGTCAAAAATTAATAGCATCTCAATACATTATTACGCAGCCAGACACTATCACCATTGACAGTAATACTCATTACGATGGTTCAAATTACATTGTATTTGCAATAAACATAAACTAATGGAAGAAATTAAAGCACCAAAAAAAGAAAGAAAATTTTTAAAAGCCATTGGAAATATTGGCAAAGTTTTAGCGGAAGAGTTAGTTATGGGAATAGCAAGAAAGTTTATCGGAAAAACCATTGACAAAGTAGGAAATAAACGGCAAGGACTTGTAATTGCATTTCTTTTGGTGGCAGGAATATCTTATGCCTCTATTGACTCCATTCCCTACCCAGTCACAGGCAATAAGCAGAAATTAGGATGGCAGAGTACTGGAAACGGCTTGGTGTGGCGAGGTAGAGCGACAGACACAATAACAAAGCCTACAAGCTATGCAGATAAGAATGTAAAAGCCTATCTTATTCTTGATTCTGTTAGCGGTTCTTTATATGTGTTTAAGCAAGGTGTTTGGGCTGCCATTAGTGGTACAGGTGGAGGCTTAACTATGCCTTTTGATTCCATCACATTTAACACGGCAAAGGATGGAACGGTCGGAGTAGGTGAGGTTGAATACAATGACACGCAAGGAAGTTTGATACAAGGATTAAAAGGTGGTAATGTCACTAATATTATTGGGCAACAATTACACCAACGGGTTAATAATCGCACGGGTTCACCTTTGACAAAGGGTACTGCGGTTTATTTGTCTGGAAGTCAAGGTAACCGTATAACCGTTGCAAAAGCCTTAGGCGTTACCGATGCCTTTTCGGCTAATACATTTGGAATAGTAGCCGAATCAATCGCGAACAATCAAAGCGGATATATAATAACAGAGGGATTAATAACAAATATAAATACAAGTGCATTAGTAGAAGATTCAGCCGTTTACCTTTCGCCAACGGTGGCAGGAGGGTTAACATCAACAAAGCCGCAAGCGCCACAACACACGGTATTTATTGGTGTTTGTGTAAAAAGTAATGCTGGAAGCGGTGAGTTATTTGTTAAGATTAGAAATGGTCAGGAACTTGACGAATTACACGATGTCCGTATAACATCGCCAGTAAATAAAGCCTCATTATATTATTTAAGTAGTGAAGGTGTTTGGAGGGACACAACGCCAACACTTTTAGTTAGTGACACGGCTACAATGCTAGCCAACTACGCCACTAAAGCCTACGCAGATACAAGTGGCAGATTTTACGCAAGACAAGATTTTACCAATGTTTCTTCAAGTACTTTAGTTTGGACACAAAGTGACACATTAGTAGTTGGTGGCGTAAATGTGGTGCAAGTTTACCGGAATGGACAAATCTTATTACCAACCCAATATACCATACCTACTAATGCCTCCGTGGTAATCGGTGCGACTGCTTATAAGGTAGGTGAGAATTA